TAGCTTACAACGATAATAAAGAAAATAGCGTAACTATTGAAGCGTTAACTGTAAGTGATGCGCACAAACAGTACGAGTTTTTAACGGCTGACGCTATGCAAAAAATAATGTTATCTCATAGGGTAACTTCGCCTATTTTATTTGGTATTAAAGATGCTACAGGTTTTGGAAATAACGCAGATGAAATGCAGGTTGCTTTTGACGAATTGATGTTAAATGTTATACAGCCAAAACAAGAAGTTATTTTAGACGCTTTAATGTTTGTATTAAATCAAAACGGTTTTAATATTGATTTAGATTTTATTCCTTTAAGACCTAAAACAACAAGCGAACAACCTACACAACTATCAAAGCAAGATTCTCACGACCATACAGACGATATTTTGGCGGATGAGTTAATGGGATTAGGAGAAACTATTGATTTGGATGAATGGGAGTTAATTGATTCAAGAGAGGCGCAAAATGATGACCCTATTTCAGAAACTTCTTTTAAGTTAGCTTATGCGCCTTCTAATTTTCCAATGAAAGATAGTGAACAGGATACAAGTTTATTTAAAATTCGTTATTCTTATGCGGGTAATCCAACACCGCAAAGAGAGTTTTGTCGCAAAATGATACAAGCGAATTTAATGTATCGTAAAGAGGATTTAATTGCTGCGGGTAATAAAGCAGTTAATAAAGGATTCGGTCCTAATGGTGCTGATAAATATTCTGTATGGTTGTACAAGGGCGGTGCCAGATGCCATCATTTTTTTATGAGAAATATTTATATTAAAAAGAATAACGACAAAATTAGTGCTAAAAAAGCAAGGGAGTTGTTAAACGCTTTAGACCCATCATTAAGAAAAGAGGCTAACTTTGAACAAAACGACCCGTTAGTAGCAAAGATGCCAAATGATATGCCTAACAACGGATTTTTAAACCCACAAGGATAATGGAAACAATTTTATTAAACGATAACGAGATAACAGAAAGCACTTTATTAGGTGGGAATATTGATGTTGACAGATACAAATTTTGTATTATTGATGCGCAAATTTCAAAATTAGAAGAATGTTTAGGCGAAACGCTTTATGAGAAGATTAAAACAGACTTTGAAAACGATGATTTGGCTGGCAATTATTTAACGCTACATACAAAGTATATTAAACCTTTTTTAATTCATCAAAGCGCACTTGAATACCTTAAAATTGGAGCATACCACGTTAGTAACGGAGGTATTTATAAACATACACCAAGCAACGGTACTGCAATTGATAAAAACGAAGTAGATTTTTTAGTAGAAAACCAAAGAACTAAGGCAGAAATGTATTTGCAAAGAATGGAAAAATGGTTAGCAGTTAATACAATACCTGAATATTATTCTTATGTATCTGGAACTGTAACACCTGCAAGGAAATCAAGTATTGGAAATTGGTATTTTGATGGAATGGACTACACGAACAAACGAAACAAAAGCGATAATGACAACGACACCGACTTCGGATATTGGTAAAAAAGAGCGTGAGGCTAAAAAAACTATTGAAAAATTAGAAATCTATTTAAAGAAAAATGAGTCAACAAATAGTCAACGTAGGAGCAGCGGCAAATGATGGAACAGGCGATACTTTAAGAGCATCGCAACAAAAAGCAAATGCAAATTTTACCGAGTTATATGGCAGTAAATTAGAATCAGTTGTGGCAGGTGCGAATATTACCGTAGATAATACCGACCCGTTAAATCCAATTATTGAAAGTACTGGTGGCGGTGGTTCTCAAACTTTAGCCGATACTTTAATTTTAGGTAATACTACAGCAGGAGAAAATATATCTATTTCAAATGGCGATGCTATTTTATTAGATAATGGATCACTACTAAAAAAAGGCACAATTGATGCTGAATTTGGAGGTTCAAAAGGTATTGCTCAAATTTGTTCCGTTGGTTACGAGTTGAAATGGGAAGCGGGTCGGTTATATGTTATGAATGATGGCGGTACAACAATTAGAGAGGTATCACACAATTTTACAACAACTCCTGCTGATACAGACGATATTGCAAAAGGTTTTGTAGTTGGTTCACGTTGGATTTTAGACAATGGGGATTTATACATTTGTACTGATAACACAAGTACGGCTGCTATTTGGGAGTTACAAACTATTGATGCAAGTCCAACTAATGGAAGCACTAAGGCAGTGTCTTCTGATGGTGTTTTTGATGCATTAGCTGATAAAGTTGACAAAGTAACTGGCAAAGGATTATCTACTAATGATTATACAACTACAGAACAAACAAAATTAGCAGGAATTGCAGCAGGTGCGGAAGTAAATGTAAATGCAGATTGGAATGCAACGAGTGGGGATGCTCAAATATTAAATAAGCCTACTATTCCAAGTATTAGTGGATTAGAGTTACAATCAAATAAACAAAATTCATTAACTACTGACGGAACTGGTGTAAAATATCCAACAGTTGACGCAGTAAATGCTGGAATATTAGATATAAATACAAATGCTATTGATAGGGTAACTGTAAAATTATCAGTAGCTATAAACAAAGGTCAAGCAGTTTATGTTAGTGGGGCAAATGGAACTAACATTTTAGTTTCTAAGGCTTCAAATGCAAGTGAATCTACAAGTAGTAAAACAATAGGATTATTAGAAACTACAGGTGCTATTAATGATATAGTAAATGTTGTTACTAATGGTTTACTCAATGGATTAGATACTTCAACGGCTACCGTTGGCGACCCTGTTTGGTTAGGAACTTCAGGAAATTTGATTTATGGATTAGCAAGTAAACCTTATGCACCAGCACATTTAGTCTACATTGGAGTTGTAACAAGAGTAAGTGCTACGGTAGGAGAAATATTAATTAATGTACAAAATGGTTTTGAATTAAAAGAAATTCACGATGTACTTTTGACAAGCGTATCAGATAATGACCTATTGATTTACGAAAATAGTACCTCGTTATGGAAAAATAAAACTATAACGGCTGCAATGTTACCTACAGGAATTGATGCATCTAAAATAGATGGCGGTAATGTTTCAAATACTGAATTTAGTTATTTAGACGGTGTTACAAGTGCTATTCAGACTCAAATTGATGGTAAAATAGGAATAACACAAGTAACACCAGTAACATTAACTACTGGCGGTTGGACTTTGGTAAGTGGATTATATCAATATACATACTCAAATGCGGCTATAACTTCAGCAAGTATAGTAGATGTTATCCCAACAAGTGCAAGTATCTCTATTGTAAAAGCTGCTGATATTATGCCAGCCACTTTAAGCGCAACGGGTACAGTAACTATTTACGCTACTAATTTACCAACAGCAAGCATAGTTGTAACTTTTAATATTTTTAAATAATGGCAATAGGAAGTTTTAAATTACCAAGTATTTCAAGTTCATCAAGTGCCGCAACTTGGACACGACCAACTGATTGGCTTACAATACCAACACCAGGAACACAAGAGGTTATAGGATTAATGGCAGTTTATGATGATGGTTCAAACTATGTAGCCCTTACTTGCGCAGGTGCTTACACAGTAGATTGGGGCGATGGTACGATAACAAATTACGCTACTGGAGTAACTGCATCATACCAACATACTTTTTCTTCTTTGAGTTCAGGAACGTTAACAAGTAAAGGTTTTAGACAAGCTTTAGTGAGAATTACACCTCAATCAGGTCAAAATTTAACTACAGTTACTTTAGGCGTTACTAATGCTGCAATAGGCAAATCTTTTGCGCCTGGATGGTTAGAATTTGATATTCGTACACCTTATGCTTTGCCAACTTTTGGAGCTTCAGCAAATGTTATTAGATATGTAAGGTTAGAAAAAATTAAAATTCGTGAAACAGGCGGTCAGAATCCACAAAACTTATTTACTAATTTATTTTCTCTAAAATCAGTATATTTTGAACCAGCAGAAACAACTGGATGTACTGCTTTTAATAGTATGTTTTCTAACTGCTATGCGTTGGAAGAAGTTAATTTATTTGATATGAGCAGTTGCACAAATAGTACTACAATGTTTAGCAATTGTTTTAATTTACAAAGTGTGCCAGCTTTTAATTTGTCAGCGTGTACAACTGCAACTCAAATGTTTAACGCTTGTTATTCTTTGGTAACAGTTCCAGCAATAGTTTTAGGAACTGATGCAAACTCATTATTTTTAAATTGTTATTCTTTGCAAACAGTAGGCACAATTAACACAACTAATGTAACAAACTTTACAGGGATGTTTCAAAATTGCATTTCACTTATGACCGTTCCATTAATAAATACAAGCGCAGGCACTAACTTTACTTCTATGTTTAACGGATGCCAATCAATTATGGAAGTACCTTTATTCAATATGGTTTCGGCTACTAATTTAAGTTCAATGTTTAGTGGAGCGCAAAATATGTCTTATGTACCTGCATTTAATACAGCCAATGTAACTACTGTTAGTTCAATGTTTAATAATTGCACAGGATTAAGAGAATTACCAGCTTTAAGCTTGCCAGTATGCACCGTATTCACATCGTGGTTAAATAATAATACAACGTTAGCCAAAAGCGGTGTAATTAATCCTACAAGAGGACACTCCTATAGCAATATGGCTTTAAGTCAAGCAAACATCGTAACAATATTTAATAATTTAGGAACAGCTTCAGGAGCGCAAACAATAACTGTTTCAACAAATCCAGGATACGCAGGTTTAACAGCAGGAGAAAAATTAATAGCGACAGCCAAAGGATGGACTATTGCATAAATAAAAATATGAAATTTAAATATATGAAAAC